GTTAGATGTCGTCGGTTCGATTCCGATACTCCGCTTCGGGAATCCGTATTCCCGCTGTTGTAAAACTTAATAAATAAAAATGTGATGAAGCCTCAACTACTCGCCTAGTCACAAAGTAAACAGAGACTTGTCGAGTCTCTTTCCATCCGCAGGTATAAAACTCTGCGAGAAAATAACGAGGTATCTAAAATGATTAAATCCGCATTCGCAGTACTCGCTACTGCTCCCCTTTTCGCTGGTGCTGCAATGGCAGGACCCTACGTTAATCTGGAAGCCAACTCTGGTTTCACTGGTTCTAACTACTCAGGAACCACGACTGATCTTCACGTAGGTTATGAAGGCAGCAATGCTGCTGGCACTGCTGGATATTACATCCAAGGCGGTCCTAGCCTGGTTACCCCAGATGCTGGTTCTTCTGAAACCATTTTCACTGGTAAGGTCGGTGGTAGCGTCGCCGCAACCGACAACCTGGGTGTCTATGGTGAGTTCAGCCTCGCCACTGCTACCAACGGTGGTGACAAGTCCTACGGTGTTAAAGCAGGCGTCAAGTACGCTTTCTGATAACTTAAACCGATAATATCAGGACCTCCTAACGGGGGTCCTTTTTTTGTGCCTTGCGGTGCTTAAAACTAATTTTAGAGTAGGTTAAAATAAAGTTAACCATCTCTATATACTGCGGTTTGACCATTTTGTGGGTTAAACATCCCTTAACGACAGGACCATATGATCCTGTTATAATCATTAAGTAAACACAAAACAAGTTTTACAAGGAGTTAACAATGAAACAAGCAACCGCACTTGCCGCACTGGCAGTTATTGGCTCTGCACTGGCTGCACCTGCCTTTGCTGGTCCTTACGTTAGTGGTAAAGCCGCCGCTAAAGGAACTAACGAAGATTATAAGAAACTGGAAACCGAACTCAAAGTCGGTTATGAAACCAAGGTTGGTGCTCTCAAGCCCTACATTGAAGCAGGTCCTGGTTGGGAAATGAAGGATGGTGATACTGAGTCTACTTTCTACAAGTTGGTTGAAGTTGGTTCAAAGATCAAGATCACCGATGATCTTGGTGCTAAGATCAAAGCTGAGTATGCATTTGATGACAACAATGATGTTGAGTGGAAGTATGAAGTCTCTGCTTCTTACAGCTTCTGATCTGTAAATCTCTACTGCCGAGGATATTCAAATGAAAGCAATCGCTGCTCTCGCTCTGGGTGCTGTTGCAGTCGCAGCACCCTCTGCCGCAATGGCAGGTAATCTCAATGCTGCTGGTGCTACTTTCCCAGCACCTCTCTACCAACGTTGGTTCCAAGACTATGCTAACGCCACTGGTAATCAGGTCAACTATCAAGCAGTTGGTTCTGGTGCTGGTGTTCGTCAGTTCAATGCTGGGACTACTGACTTCGGGGCTTCCGATAAGGCAATCTCCGATAAGAAGATCAAGGCTCCAGTTGTCCAGATCCCTATGACGGGTGGTGCAATCGCCGTTGCATACAACAACCCTGGTTGTGATCTGAAACTGACTCAAGTTCAACTCGCTAAGGTTGCCTATGGTGCAATCCAAGACTGGTCTGAACTGGGATGTAATGCTGGTAAGATCACCTGGGTTCACCGTTCCGATGGTTCTGGAACTACTGCTGGTTTCACTAATTCCCTTTCCGCTTTCTCCCCTTACTGGGCAGTTAAGGTTGGTACTGGTAAGTCTGTAAAATGGCCTGGTTCTAATGCCGTTGGTGGTAAGGGTAACTCTGGTGTTGCTGGTGTTATTAGAAACACCAAAGGTGCTATCGGTTACCTCAACTATGGTTATGTGAAGGGTGGTGAGTTCCAACAAGCTGCTATCCAAAACAAGGCAGGCAACTTCGTCAAGGCAAATGCTGAGACTTCTGCTGCTGGTCTTGGACAAATCAAACTGGACAGCAAACTGCGTGGTACTGATCCAAACCCTGCTGGTGTGAATGCTTTCCCCATCGTCTCTTTGACCTGGGTTCTGGCACGTCCTGAGTACAGCAAGAATGATGAAGTTAAGGATGCTCTTCGTTATATGCTGAGTGAAGATGCACAAGCGGTTTCAGATTCTCTGGGATACGTACCTCTCCCTGAGTCTCTTCGACAGAAATCTCTTGCTGCTGTAGAGACCCTTCGCTGAGTAAAACAATGATCGTAGAACTCCTTAAACTTCTCAGTCTTCCTGTAGCAGTTATAGGTGTCGTCGCTGGGGCGGATGTTTCCGCCCTTGCTGATACTTATGGAACTAGGTTTGAACAGGTTGGACAACACGGAGTTGGTAAAGACTCCGCCGCAGAAATCGTTGCTTCTGATGGTGCAAATCTTCTTGTTTACACCAATTCAGAAAAAGGTAGTATTGACTTTGTAAACATTGCTGACCCTTCGGCACCTGTTGCCGATGGATCTATTGATGTTGGTGGTGAACCTACCAGTGTTGCTGTCGCAAAGGGTATGGCATTCGTTGCCGTCAATACCTCCAAGAGTTATACAGAGCCTTCAGGTAAACTTTTAATTATTGACATTTACACCAGAGATGTCCTCCAAGAGACTGCTCTTGCTGGTCAACCAGATTCTATTGCGGTTGACGTTAACAATAAGTTTATTGCTATTGCTATCGAAAACGAGCGCAATGAGGATATTAATGACGCACTGATTCCTCAGTATCCTGCTGGTAATCTGGCTATTGTTGATACAAGTGGTAATGTAAAGTATGTTGACCTTCGTGGACTTGCTAGCATTGCTCCTAGCGATCCTGAACCTGAGTTTGTTGATATCAATGGTCTCGGTGAGATCGTTGTTACTCTTCAAGAAAACAATCACATCGTTGTTGTCGATCGCAATGGCAACATTGTCAATCATTTCTCCGCTGGGCTGGTTGACCTGAATAACATTGATACTGTTAAGGATGGTGTTTATAGCCCCGTCAACAGTCTCAAGAATGTTCGTAGAGAACCTGACGCTGTAAAATGGATTGATGACACTTACTTTGCAACTGCCAATGAGGGAGATTACAAAGTTAAAATCCCTGGCCAAGCAAAACGTGGTGGATCAAGAGGGTGGACAATCTGGAATAAAGATGGTACAGTAGTATACGAATCAGCGGAGTCCTTTGAGACTGCACTTGCCGAAGCGGGTTATTGGCCTGATAAGCGTGCTGAGAAGAAGGGTGTAGAACCTGAGTCTATTGAAGTTGCCACCATTGACGGACACAGAGTTGTGTTTGTTGGTGCTGAGAGAGCAAATGCTGTTGGTGTCTATGATGTCAGCAACCTTTCTGCTCCACAACTTCTACAGATTCTTCCTACTGGTAAAGCACCAGAAGGTCTTGTAGCGATTCCTGAAAGGCGTCTCTTCGTTACTTCTAACGAAGGGGATGCTAAGAATAGTCTCTCTATCTTCAAGTTCTAATGAAAGGTAAAAACCTCGGCGGTCTATGGTTAATCCCAACGATTTTGTTCGGGGTTTTTATTGTTATTGAAGTAGTTCACACTAAATACCACATGAATATGGATAATGACCCGCACGGTTATTGTCAAAACTATAACAAGAACCAAGTAGTGGAGGAAGAGTGGTGAAGTGGTTTATTGTTCTTGCTCTTCTATTTGGTGGTAGTGTGAGCGCACAAGAAAGAGAAGATGCCAGAAACGACTGGTCTTTTGATACTTTCTATAAGAATGTGCGTGAGTATGAGATGCAGAGGACTATGACGCAACCTGATGATGCCATTACAAGAGCTCTTTTAGAGATGGAACAAAATGAAAAAGAAAGTCAAAAAACTAATTGATTGGTTTTATGATGAGACTGATAGAGGTGAAGACAACATCAGTGGTTGTAAAAATCTCTATGAGCTTGTAGAAAAACTTCAATATCGTATTGATGATTTAGAAAACGAGCATATGTTATTGTTGAGAGAAATTAACCAGTTGAAAAACGGTTAAATAGAGAGGAGACATTCTCCTCTCTTTTTTTATCAATATGAAAATAAATTTGTGGTATTGTACACACATGAATTTGTGGCGTTGGACTCTTACAGATGATCGCCGTCCAGTATCAAGAATGGAATCTGGGCAACAGAAGGATTTAAGAGTGGCAATGGAAGACGTTGCCAAAACCGTAGAGTATATGGTAGAATACAAACAACCCAAATAGGGGTGATTAACTCAGCGGTAGAGTTCTTCGTTTACACCGAAGCAGTCGGGGGTTCGAATCCCTCATCACCCATATAAATAAATCAAAACTGAAGACGAAAGATCACATTATACTGATGGATAACATTAAAATAAGATGCCGCTCCTGTGGTAAGGAGATTGAGGGGCATCAGAATAAGACTGTCACATGTGGTTGCTCAAATATGGCAACGATCCGTGGTGATAAAGTTTCAGCAGTTGACTTATCGCAAGTTGTTATGTTAAACTCCTATCAACCCAAAAACAAAAAGGGTGTACTTACCAACGAAGATATTCTTTGGCAAGAGGAGAGACGTCAGCGTAAAGTTAGACGTTTGGACTTTGAGGTCCGATAAAACTTGGAAAGGTGGCAGAGTGGTTTAATGCACCTGTCTTGAAAACAGGAGGTGTGCAAGCATCCGGAGGTTCGAATCCTCTCCTTTCCGTTTCTTAATAATTTCTTCAACACTTTGTTAAAACCCACACATAGTTGACAGATCTAAACTACTGACTATCATAAGTAGTAGTGTTAAAACTTAAACCCTATGGATCAGCACACCTATAACAACTGGGTGAAGATCAAGGAGACCTTCGAACAGTCTGGCAACACAGACAATATGTTCTACAAGAGAGCTGTAGAAATTGTAAAAACCAGGAGAGACCCACTGGCAAAGTTTCTTGGAGATGAACCGTGATGGAACCTCAAGACGAATTAGTAAGTCGTGCTGAAGTTCAGGAGATGATTGATGCAGCTATCAGAAGACACAACCGTAATGCTTCTATCATTAGCATGTGCGTCGGTTGGGTGGTTCTTGCTTTATTTGCTGAGGGACTACTAAGATTAGTTGGTGCTATTCCGCCTTTATTCCCATGGCTGAACATTACCCTGAACTGATAGGAATAGTCTTACTCCTCGTTTTTGCTGCCACGATGTTTTATCAAGGCACAATGATTATGCGTGGTCATCGAGGATATTCTCTTAGAGATTATATGAAACAGGATAGCACCAACATGCGTAAAAGAATAGAGGAGATGTTAAAAGACAGATGAAACAACTACATAAATCAACGGAAATAATCGTATGAAAGTGGGATTAATTGGTTTAGGAAGAATGGGCGAAGGAATGTCTCGTCGTATGAAAGAAAGGGGAAACATTGAGGTTTGGGGGTATAGGAGAAACTATGAAAAAGCACAAGAGGCATATGAAAAGGGATATGTTGATGGAGTTGCAACTTCTATTGAAAATCTTGTTAAAGTAGTTAAAAGTAAAAAGAATGGTGGGACACAACCAGGCATCTTCCAGATGGTCATCCCTGCCGAATTAGTAGAGGAGACAATCAATGAATTACTACGATATTGTAGTGAAGGAGATATTATTATTGATCATGGCAATAGCAATTTTAAAGACAGTAGGAAAAGAGCAGAGCGGTTGGCAAAACTTGGTATCCAATATATTGATTGTGGGACTAGCGGTGGTGTTTACGGTATGGATCGTGGATACTGTCTTATGGTTGGTGGCGGAGGTACTGCAGTCGCCACTTGTAAAAGCATTTTTGATGCCCTCGCCCCAGGGGTTGACTCTGCCCCGAGAACTGCACCTGGCAGCACTATAACTCTTGCTGAAAAGGGATGGATGCATTGTGGTGATCCTGGCGCTGGACATTTCGTAAAGATGGTTCACAATGGAATTGAGTATGGTATAATGCAGGCATATGCCGAAGGATTTAATATTCTCCACGAAGCAAACGCTGGTGCCAAGTATGTCAAAGAAGGAGATGCTGAGGTTGCTCCGATGGACAATCCAGCAGATTATTGTTATGACATTAACGTTGCTCAGGTGGCTGAGCTTTGGCGTCGCGGTAGCGTGGTTGGCAGCTGGTTATTGGATCTTACTGCTGATGTGTTACGCGGGGATCGTGAACTTAAACGCTTCTCTGGAGGGGTATCCGATAGCGGTGAGGGTCGTTGGACTGTTCATGCCGCTGTGGATCTGGGCGTACCCGCTCCTGTTATTTCTACTGCCCTTTATGAGAGATTTAATTCACGCAATCTTGGCGCTTTCGCGTCCAAGGTTTTAAATGGTATGCGTTACATGTTTGGAGGACATCACGTAAGGTAATGGAACACTTATTAGGAAGATTTCTTGTAGTGTTGGCGATTCCATTTGTGATTGCCACACTTTACTTTGGTTCAAAAAAAGGTGGATACTATGACACCGATAACTACAAAGGAAATGGAACAGCCCACTAGAAGGTGTTGGGATTTTGTAATGTCTTCATTTGCTAGGTCTTATGGAGTTGAAAGAGTCATAAGTGAAGAGAAGTTTCATTGGATGGCTCTTCAATGGTGTGATGATAACAATTACACCTGTAATATACACTTAGATGACTTAAACAAAGTTGATTCTTATTTCAGAAGATATTGCGAAGAATGGGAGTAATATGGAATCTCAATTTTTAATTCTTGGGTTCTTCATAGCATTTGGGTTTTTCTTGTTCTTTATGTCGATAATTTAATGGGACACATCGCACGCTGGACATTAGAGACGCCAGTTACATTAGGATTTCTTTGCTATCTTTTGGTGGTAATTCCTATTATGGGAATTTGGTTAGTCCACAAATACAACTGGCAACACTGGGAACCATTTGACAAGGGGCACAAGAAGTAGTATAATTACTCCTGTTGAGAGGCAAGACCACTCAACTGCGACAGTTCCCTTAGATAGGTTCAGGACTGGCGGCGATAGGAACCTATCACAACGGAGTGTAGCTCAGCTTGGTAGAGCGCCGTCTTTGGGAGGCGGATGCCGTAGGTTCGAATCCTATCACTCCGATTGCCAGTTTTCCAACTGGCATCTTGACTACATAAAGACAAACCTTTATAATACTAAGGTATTCAATCACAACAATGTCTCTGATCGAAAAATTCAAGAAAGATGTTAGCACTCTTCGCTCTGCTGCTAACGGGGATATCTACCTTGATGTAAAGAGTCCGAAACTTTATAAGAAAGTACGTCGCTATTATGAAAATGAGGGCGTCGTGTTTTCTGGAGATCCCCTTGATGACTATGAAATGCTGATGGATTATCTCTATCAAGACCTTCAAACTATTGAGGTTGCATGATGAAAGTCACTCAAAAACCCACCGTTCTTATGGAGCGGTTTCCTTATCGTTATGTTCAGGTTGGTAAGTTGGAAATCAACGGAATGCCTGATTGTCGCATTCAAAAGGTAGATTCTTATACTGGACGCTACCGCGATATGTATCTCTGTGATAATGAGATGCAACTCATGACTGCTATGGAAGACCACGATTACACTTGTTGGTTGGATCCTGATAACGTCCCTGCTTATGTCAAGGACGATGAAGACACGGATGGTCTATAACAGTACTGGTGGAGTCATCCCCAATATGCCCATGATGGAGACATGTAAAAAACCCTGGTCGGGATGGTCAATTGACCCCTGGAGTTTCCAGTTTCTCTAAAAAACTGGTGGTGCGGATGGGGTTTATACTCCCGCCCAGTTTCTTGCTTCTGGTCAAAGAGCAAGTGGCGTGCATGTAAAGACCTTATGAGGACGGTTGCGTAAACCGTCCTTTTTTAGTATAATAAAGTAGTAACGTTACTAAAAACATGACTGAAAATATTTTTGAACAGATTAAAAACAAATATAAATCTAGCAAGCATCCTGTTTATTGGGATGTTTATAAGCACGTTTTTTCTATTTTTGATTTATCTAGCGAATTTAATGTTCTTGAAATTGGAGTTGATAAAGGAGATGGAATGCTTCAGTTCAAGGAACTATTCCCCAATTGCAGCATTTGTGGACTGGATATTAGAGAAGATACTCCCAATTCTCCTGTTGGAAACATTTGGATTGGATCTCAAACTGATACCGAACTTTTAGACGAACTTAATAAAGAAGAAGGACCATTTGATATTATAATTGATGATGGCAGTCATGTAAATGAACATCAGATTCTAACTTTTGAATATCTGTTTCCAAAATTAAAACCTGGCGGAGTTTATATAGTGGAGGATATCCATACTTCTTACTGGGAATCTCATGGTGGTGGATATGGTACAGATTCCTTTGTTGAGTATTCTAAAAAACTATCCGATATGATTAACTATGAATCATGGATGAGAGGATATCAATCTCCCGTTAATTATGAATGGGTTCCCAATCAAGATGATATTGAAAAATATAATTCTTATGGAATTAGTGCGGAAATTTATAAAAATGTAAATGGAATTTCTTTTTATCCAAATGTTATTATTCTTTATAAATCAAATAAGGAATCAGAGTACCAATTTAATTGTTTATAATTCATGGATAATGATAGTATAATAATTTTGCCAACCAGTGCAGAAATTAAAACACTAAAAGAAATGAGAGATGATGAATACCTAAAAACGATTCATTGGTTAAAAAATAATATTAAAAAATATAAGATTATTTTTTTAGAAACAGTATTAAAAAAAGGATCATTTATTGAAAAATATTATCCAGTTTACTATAGTGGATGTCACAATTCTACTTATAGAAATAAAGGATCTAACCTAGGTAATGCCTTAAAAAACTTCTTATCTAATAATAAAGTTAATGAAGACTTGGTAATTCAACTTACTGGTAGATATAATTTTATTGATGATACTTTTTTTACCAGCATAGAAAATAATCCTGGATATGATTTTTATGGAAAGTTGTTTGAAGTGGAGGATCAATATTTTACTGGATGTTTTGCCATGAAAACTGAATATATGATAGAATGGGTAAATAGTGTGGACTGGGATTATTTAAATTATGCAATGATTAATATTGAAAAATCTTTGAGAGATTATGTTGTAAGTAAAGGTCTTAAAACATATCACTTAGATGTAGTTAATATTGATTGTAATATTTTTGGTGATGGCACACATCTAGATAAAAGAATTATTTAAAGAGAATATCATATGAAGGTCATCATTCCAATGTCTGGTATGAGTAGTAGATTTTCTGCTACTGGATATACTATACCTAAGTATATGATTGAGATTGACGGTAAAAAAGTTATAGAACATATTGTTGACCTCTATCCAAAAGATTCTGAATTCCTATTCATTATAAATGATAAGCATGAAAAAGAAACCGACATTGTAAGTCTTTTAGAAAATCTTGTAGAAAATAAAACAATAGTAACAGTACCCAGACATAAAAGGGGACCAGTATTTTCTGTTGCCAACTTTCTTTATCTGATTGATGATGATGAACAAGTAATTGTTAACTATTGTGATTTTTCTATTGATTGGGATTATGATAATTTTAGAGAATTTGTAGATACAACTGAATGTGATGGATGTGTGATTTGTTATACTGGTTTTCATCCACATATGCTCGGTAGCGACAACTACGCATTTTGTCGAACTGATAAGAGCAATAAGATTTTAGAAGTTCGTGAAAAGCAACCATTTACGGACGACAAAATGTCTGAGTTTGCTTCTGCTGGTAACTACTATTTCAGAAAAGGTAGATATATCAAAAAATATTTTCGTCAATTGATGGATGAAGATATCAACATCAATGGCGAATACTATGTGAGTTTGATCTATAATCTACTTATTCATGACGATCTAACAAGTCTTGTTTATGAAGTTCCTCATATGTTGCAGTGGGGAACTCCTTTTGATCTTGATATCTACAATAGTTGGTCAAACTACTATCGCAAAGCACTGGAAGGGCAGAAGGAGGTTCGTTTAGATAATTGCACTCTCGCTCTCCCAATGGCAGGTGCTGGTAGTCGTTTTTCTAAAGAAGGATACACAGAACCAAAACCTTTCATTCAGGTCAATGGTAAGAATATGGTGGATCAGGCAGTTCGATGCCTACCAAAGACTGATGAAGTTATCTATGCCTGCCTGAAAGACCATCAGGAACCAGGAGAGAACGTAGTTTGGATTGACGAGGTTTTGGAAGGACAAGCATGTACAACAGAAAAAATTGTTGAACAGTGTAATCCAGATAAATGTATTCTCATATCTGCCTGTGACAATGGTGTGTTCTATGATGCCGATAGATTTTTAGATTTGGTAAATGATAAAGATAATGACATAATAGTATGGACTTACCGCAACAACTATACTAGTCACCTACAACCAAATGCGTATTCTTGGGTAAACTGTGATAGTGAAGGCAATGTGAGTAGTGTTGATGTTAAAAACTTTACTGGGGAAAATCCTGTAAATGAATATGCCATCACTGGCACTATGTTTTTCAGAACAAAGGAAATCTTCCATCGTTCTCTTGAATCACTCTATAAGAATGACAATAGGACCAATGGTGAGTTTTATGTTGACAGTATGTTAAACGAAGCAATAACGCTTGGATATAAAGTCAAGAATTTTGAGATTGATAACTATATCTGTTGGGGCACACCAAACGACTTAAAGACGTACCAATACTGGCAAAGATTTTTTAATAAAGTTGAATGGCATCCTTATGAATATTCGAGAGACTATTTTACCAATTGAATACTGGAACTCTGGAAGAACAAGACCGATCAAAGAAAAAGATGAAAATGGGAGGAGTATAGAAGTTGCTTATTTCTTTTCCTGTCAGTTTATTGGATTATCAAAACATTATCCACAACCACTAATCTACTCTCATCAAACCCAAAGATTAACTCTTCCCACAAAAGAGATGTTTATGTCTTTGGGTAGGGGAACGGTGTATGAGGAAAAGATGGAGTATGAAATGGAACTTCCTTTACGGTTCCAAAACTTTTGCTCAGTTCCCGTATTTTACTTTGTGTACAATATGGCAAACTATTATCACTTCATTTATGATACTTTACCATATCTCTATTCATACTTCAATGAAAAAGAGATTCACCCAGATCTAAAAATTCTTGTAAGTCCACCAGAAGGTAAAGATGACCTTTATCCGTTTGTATGGGAATCTCTGGAACTTCTTGGTATCACTAGGAAGGATGTTGTATTTCTAAATCCAGAAACTCTTTATAGTACCGTTGTTGTTGGATCATCCCTTACTCATAATGGTCTTTCAAACACTCCTCCACATTCTGGTGTATTTGATATTATTAATCGCATGAAAGGTGATTATCAAGGTCCTGAAAAGATTTATGTCTCTCGCCGTACTTGGTTGCACAACAACTTAGAAAACATAGGAACAAACTATACAGAACGTAGACGTTGTGTGAATGAGAATGAAGTTGCAGAACTTTTTAAATCTTATGGATATGAAGAAGTGTTTTGTGAGAACATGACGATGAAAGAAAAGATCGGATTGTTTAACTCTGCCAAATATGTTGCTGGACCTATTGGTGGTGGTATGTGTAATGTGATTTTTTCAAAACCAGAAACAAGGGTTATTTCAATCAATAGTCCTTTGTTCTTTGAGATTAATAAGAGATTTGAATATTCTATGGCACATACACAACTTTACCATTATAATGATACTAAGTTTGTAGAAAAAATTGAAGAGAGTGTGGAGAGTGATGGATCTCTTTCCATCTCTGGTGGTTTAAATAGCCCTTGGTTGGTAGATCTAAATAACTTAAAGAAACTATTGAAACATGAAAGTCATTTATGTTGATATTGATGAAACGATCTGTCACAGAGAAACATCAATAGATTTTGGAACTGTGCATGATTACACTAAAGCAAAACCAATTAAAGAAAATATAGAGAAAATTAATAAACTTTATGATGAGGGACATACTATAGTTTATTGGACTGCTCGTGGTTCTAGAAAGCAAATTGATTGGACAGAACTTACTAAAAAACAACTTGATAAGTGGGGAGCAAAATATCACGAACTGAAAGCAGATAAACCTTTTTATGATTTGTTCATTGAAGATAAGTCTTTGAGGATTGAAGAACTATGAAAATAATTTCTCATCGTGGTAATGTTCGTGGTCCAGTTGGGGATAAAGAAAATCGTCCCAGTTATATTGATTGTGCTTTAGGTAATGGGTATGATGTGGAGATTGATTTAAGAATTATCGATAATGAATTGTGGTTGGGTCACGATGAACCACAATACAAAGTCACACATCGGTGGATTAGAGAAAGAAGAAATAATCTTTGGATCCATTGTAAAAATTTCGAAGCATCAAAGCAATCTTGGATATATCAATCTTTCTGTCATTCTGGGGATCCATTTACATATACTTCAACTGGAAAATTATGGTTGCATGATCTAACCCAAGAGATTGATTCTAGTGTAATTATTCCACTACTTTCGATGAAAGAAATTGAGGAATATAGTGATATAATAGTACATAAAAATGTCTATGGAATCTGCACAGACTATCCGATTTTATTTTAGGAGATTATAGTTATGTTTATAATTTCTTGTTATTATGATAACCAAAAATCAATTATAGGTGAAACTATAAGTTCAATCAGAAAATTTCATCCAAATGAGAAGATTGTTATTTGTGATTCTGATTCTCCAGATAAAACATATGCAGAAAAATATATTTCTGATTTTGTAGAATTTTTTGATGCTAAAAATAAAAGAAGACCTATCGGAGCATTATTAGAAACTTATAAAAAATATCCAAATGAACCATATTATGTGTTAATTCATGATTCTTCCTCGCTAGTTTCCAGCATTCAAAACTTCATTGACCGCGATGAAGAACTCATAGCTTTTTTTCAAACTACTAGAACAATATCTACTATTCCTTCAGATAAATGTGAAGTTTATTTCAATTGGATGGAAAAATTATTTTCTAAGTTGAGTTATGAACTTAAAGATAATTTTAAAGAGGATAACTTTCATTCTTTGATAGTTGGATGTATGGGAATATATAAAAAATCTTTACTTGAAAGATTTATTAAAAACGGTGTTTATGAGTCAATGGAATCTCATTCATTTTATGACTCTTGTTGGGCTGAAAGAGCAATTGGTTATATTGCAAAAATTGAGGGAATAGACCTTAAAAAAAGTTGTGTAGAGGAAGGAGATGCCCTTTCAATGTGGTATGATATGCCTACAGGATCTCTTCCTTATATTAAAAAAATATGCTCTGGTAGGTAATGATTTCATTTAATAATCTTGGCAATCTTGGCAGACTTGCCAACCAAATGTTTCAGTATGCTTCTTTGAAGGGTATTGCTAGGCATCGTGGGTATGACTTTGTAATCCCACCGAAGAACTTCTTTGGTTCTCAGGATTATAATGTCAAGAACTCTGACGTCACACTGTACGATGTTTTCAATATTGAGAGCAGGAATACTGTTGCCGTAGTTCAAAACCCAGTTCTTCAAGAGAGGTATCATACCTTTGATAAAGAATTGTTTGAGAACTGCCCAGATAAGGTTGATCTCTTTGGATACTTTCAAACAGAGAAATACTTTAAACACATTGAAGATGAGATCCGTGAGGACTTTTTGTTCAAGACTGATGTAATCAAAGATTGTAGAGAAGCATTCAAGGAAAACCTAGGTGACACTGAGGTTATCTCTCTTCATATTCGCCGTGGTGATTATGTGTTGAATGATAATCATCCTGTTCAAACGATTGAATATTATCAGCAGGCTTTAGAGAAACTTCCTGGTGATATCCCCGTTCTTGTATTCTCGGACGATACTGAGTGGTGTAAGGCACATGAGTTCTTCCGTCCAGATCGTTTCTTTATTATGGAAGGAAATGGCACGGAAGTTGATATGTGTATGATGACTCTTGCTTCATATCACATCATTGCTAACTCTTCATTCTCCTGGTGGGGTGCTTGGTTGGCAAAGAGTAAGCATGTTATTGCTCCCAAAAACTGGTTTGGTGGTGGGTGTGTAAATAAGAGTGTTGAAGACATGACCTTTGGTAATTTTGAGTTCCTATGAAAATTTGTATTCTGACCATTGCCACAAACAAGTACATTCAGTTTGTTGAGCGACTCCTTGATAATATTGAAGAGAACTTTCTCAACGGTCATGAGATCCAATGTCTTCTCTTCACCGATCATGAAGTAGAAACATCTGACAACGTTAGAGTTTGTCAGATTGATCATGAACCTTGGCCAATGCCAACTCTTAAGAGGTACAACTACTTTATAAAGGAGAAGGAGTTTATCTCTCAGTTTGATTACTGCTTCTACTTTGATGTGGATATGGGTTTGGTAGATAAGGTTGGTGATGAGGTTCTAAGTGATCTGGTTGCCACAATGCATCCTTATCAATCCTTCTATCCTAAGGAAGAGCGTTCATATGATAGGAACGAAAAGTCTCTAGCATATGTTCCTGCGGGTGAAGAAGGAGAACTCTATTATGCTGGTGGGTTCAATGGTGGATCTACCAAGAGGTTCCTGGAGATGGCAGAAGTTCTTGCTGATCGGGTAACCAAAGACCTGGATAATGGTGTGATCGCTCTGTGGCACGATGAGTCGCAGATGAACCGTTATCTCATTGATAATCCCCCAACACTGAGTTTGACACCATCTTATTGCTTTGCTGAAGAGCATATGGGTAATCCTAGTTATCCTTATGAGCCTAAAATTATTGCTTTGAAGAAGAACCACAATGAACTTAGATCTTAGAAAAATTCCTGCCATCTATATCAATCTTGATCGGGATACTGAGAAGAATGAGCGGATGGTTAAGATGCTTGAGGAATGTGGTTTCGAAACTATCATTCGTGTAGAAGCATATGCTTTCCCTGATCGCCATCTTGCTGGATGTTCATTATCTCATCATGTGGCACTGAATGAATTGGATGTTCCTTTCATTGTCTTTGAGGATGACTGTATGGTTAAAAACTTCCGCCCAGAGATTGAAGTTCCTGATGATGCTGATGCCGTATATCTTGGCATCTCCTCTTGGGGAAGAATGAACTCACACTCTGGACCTTTTGTTCAATATGAAAAACTTGATAATGGACTGGTAAGAGTGTATAATATGCTGGGTGCTCATGCCATCTTATACTTGAGCAGTGAGTATGCTTCTCTCTGTAGCAAGATCTCAAAGAACGGGTATGATATCTCTGACCACCAGGATATTGGATTTGCCGAAGTACAACGTTATTATAATGTATATGCTTTCGATGATCCTTTCTTCTATCAAACAAGTTCAAATGGAACAGATCAACCACTGAGTTCATACCCATCACATGAACTGTTTCAACCACACAAGAACTTCTGGAAACCAACTGGACTGTACTGATGCTAAATGTTTTTTATAGGGATGATTATCTTCAGGGAAGGATGAGTGGCCCTAGAAAGGTAATCCAAAATTTAATTAGATCTCTGGAAGACACTAATACTCCTTTTGCTATCAATGAAGAAAAGTACGATAATAATCTCTTTCTTCATTGGAATCCTCACCATATTCAAATATATCAATCTCTAAAGAATAAAGATAAACTCTTGGTTGGTCCTCAAGTTTGGCCATTCTCTCCAGATATCAATCAATTAACAGAATATGGTAAAGTTATTGTTCCATCTCAGTGGGTATCTGATCTCTTTGTAGATTATTTTGGTATTAGAACTTTAATTTGGCCAGTTGCCATCTATGCCCCAGAAATAGAAGATAATATCAAAACAGATTGCCTAATTTACTATAAGAATAGATCTGAAGATAATCTGTTAAAAGTTACAGAGTTTTTTGATAAGAAAGGAATTACTTATACTGGTCTTCAATATGGAAACTACACTCAGGAGGAGTTTAAAGAGTCCTTGAGTGAAGTGAAGTATTGTGTTATAATCAATAATACGGAAAGTCAAGGTATTGCCATTCAGGAAATGATGGCAGTAAATAAACCACTATTCGTTTGGGATCAAACTGTGTGGGATCATATGGGGCAAGAATATTCTGTTCCTGCTACTTCTGTTCCTTACTGGTCTGATGAATGTGGAGAGCGTATAACTTCTTTTGATCAATTTGAAGAGACGTTTGAAATCTTTCAAAGTAAACTTAACGATTATACTCCTAAAGATTTTGTTGATAGAGAACTCTCTCCACAAAGATCCGTTCAAATACTCTTAGACTACTATGCTTCTTAGTTTTACTAATTTAAAGAAAAAATATTCCATGGATATCAAAGGTATTATCCATGTTGGTGCTCACTACGGTGAAGAGATTGATGAGTACATTCAGAATGGTGTGCCAGAAATTGTTTTGTTCGAACCTCTGAGTGATTGTTTTGATGTTGTAATGGAAAGAGTTAACCAGTATGGTGATACTCTTAGTTCTAACATTGAGGGATATCAAGTTGCTCTTGGGTCTGAAGTTGGAACCGCAAAGATGTATATTAGTGATAATGAAAAGCAAAGTAGTTCTATTCTAAAACCAAAAGTTCATTTAACCCATCATCCACATGTTAAGTTTGATGGAACCGAAGAAGTTGAAGTTGATTGTTTGGATAACTTTGATACCAGAGAATGTAATTTTTTAAACATGGATGTTCAGGGATATGAACTAGAAGTCCTTAAAGGTGGTGTTGAAACTTTAAATCATGTTGATTATGTTTACTGTGAAGTAAACAGAGACGAAGTTTATGAGGGGAATGCATATATCGAAGAGATTGATGAGTTTCTTTCTCGTTATAATATGGAACGAGTAGAAACTGATTGGGAAGGTCAAATTTGGGGAGATGCTCTTTACGTTCGGAAATCATGAAAAAAACACAAATTTTTACTTTTGTTTTTAATAGACCAGATTTGTTGCAACAGCAAATAGACTCTTTTAAAAAAAATTTAAAAAATGAATATTCATTTAATGTGGTTTATGATACTAGAGATAATGAATATCTGAAAGATTTTACTGAGATATGTGATAAAAATGAAGTTAAGTTTTATCACCATATATCACAACCAGGAAAAACTGCTAGTTTTTATGGATCTGATACTTTTAGGTGGACATATGAAAACGTCATTCTTAATGATCCAGAGGAGTCTATTATTTTAGTTTTGGATCACGACATGTTTTTGATCGATCAATTTGATGTGAATGAGTTTATGGATGGATACGATATAGCAACTCCAACACAAGTTAGAAAACATATCAAATATCCATGGCAAGCTCTGTTCTTTTTCAGAAAGAGTGCGCTTGCCCCCAAAAAATGGAATTTCCATCCAGTAGTTATTGATGGTGTAAGTTGTGATGCTGGTGGAGGTCTTCATTCTTTATATGAAGATGATAATATTAAACCAAGACACATTGTGGTAGAATATCCAGATGAATATGAGGGTATAAATCTTAAAGAACACGATGATGGATTTGGTTTTGAATTGTTTGAGAATGCTACATTTCTACATTCTAGGAATTCATCTCATTGGCATAATGGGTATGATATAACTAACAAAGACGGCAAAACAAATCTTACTAATTTTATTCTAAAAAACATAAACGGTTGATACTATGGCACATACTGAACAGTGGATCTTTTGTAATAAAGTAAAAGAAAAATTTCCAGAAAGTTTTTGTAATATAAAAGTTCTAGATATTGGTTCTTTTGATGTTAATGGAAATGAGGAATTCCTCTTCGATAATTGTGATTTTTATGGACTAGATTTGTGTGAAGGTGATGGGGTAGACATTGTTTGTCCAGCACAAGAATATGATGCTCCTGATGAATCTTATGATACGATTATTTCTTGTGAGTGTTGGGAACACAATCCTTTCTATAAAGAAAGTATCAGAAATGCTATTAGAATGTTAAAACCTGGGGGGTTATTTTTATTTACTTGTGCTACTACTGGTAGACCAGTTCATGGAACAAAATCACTAGAAGATGGATGTAAAGAGCAATATAGTAATTGGAAAACTATGCCTAATGTAAGAAAAGATGGGTGGGATAATGATTATTATAAAAATCTAACAGAAAATGATATTAGAGAATGTGTTGATATTGATGACATTTTCTCTGAATATTCTTTTGAGGTTGAAAAAAATCACTGCGATTTATACTTCTGGGGAATTAAAAAATAAAAATGGATAAAAATAAATCAGCATACAAACTCAAGAACTTTGGACCTGTATACTATCTCAATCTGGATGGGCAACCAGAAAGACGGCAGTATATGGAAGAACAGTTTAAGTACTGGCAAGTAGAGAACTATGAACGTATCTCTGCCTATGATGGTAGGGATGATGATCTTAGTGATATCATTAAAGGTAGGTATCCAGAGACAATGACCTCTGGTGAAATTGGATGTACAACATCTCACCTGAAAGCAATCAAGCACTGGTACGAAACGTCTGATAGTCCATACGCAATCATTGTTGAAGATGATCTGGATCTTCAACTTGCTCGTTTCTGGAACTTTACCTGGTCAGATTTTGTTGCCAAACTTCCCTATGATTGGGATGTAGTTCAACTTGCGATTATCTGTACTGGTAATCTTCATGTTCAGCTTCATAAGAGATTTGTAAATGATTTCTCTACTGCGGCATACATGATCACTCGCCATCATGCTGAGAAGTTGTTGAAGCATCATGTGCGCTGTGACAAGTACAAACTGGATAACGGTGTGAAACCACGTCCAGTTGCTGATGATCTTATCTATAATTCTGGTAACACATTCTCCATTCCGTTGTTCTTGTACAAGATTGCTTTGGGATCATCTATTCACCCAGAGCACATCGATGTATTCCATCGAGGAAGTCATGATGGATTGCTGAACTTCTGGCAACAATCTGGGCACGATTTGACTATCGATAGTCTTACTAATTATGATCCATATTTGGGTCGGATAACCAACCCAACTCCAAGAGAAGAAGGAAATCAGTAAGCGATTATACTTAAAATGTTACGGCATGAACATAAAGGGGCTTGACGCCTCTTTATTTTTGCTATATAATTGTGTAACAATTCTTAACGAATGTACAATGACTGTAACAACTAATGAGTATGGGCAACAGAATATGTTTGCCAAAGAACCTCAAATGGTGATCGAGGATTACCACAGTAAGGGTCTCCTGACACCTATGGAGGGTATTGAGCGTTATAATGGTCGCTGGGCAATGATGGGTTTCGTATCGGGATTGATTTCTTACGCGATTACTGGTAAACTCTTCTTTGGTATTTTCTAAGTAATTCTACCTATGGCATACAATGTTACTCTCCGCACTCCCGACGGCACCGAGACCGTCATTCAATGTGAGGAGGATCAGTACATCCTTGAGGCTGCTGAAGAGGCAGGTGTTGACCTTCCTTCGTCATGTAAAGCTGGCGCTTGCTCTGCCTGTGCTGGTAAGTTGATTGAAGGTGAAGTTGATAATGAAGAGCAGTCCTTCCTGGACGACGATCAAATCGCAGATGGGTTTGTACTCACCTGTGTAGCATATCCCAAGTCCGATTGTGTTATTCTGACTGAGCAAGAAGAAAACCTTTAATTTAGGAGAAAACAAATGAACGAAAAAGCAGAACGTATTAATGGTTGGGCAGCGATGATTGGTATCGTTGCCGCCTTCGGTGCATACTTCACCACAGGACAAATCATTCCTGGAGTATGGTGATGTTATTGTTTGCAGTCATTTTACTGGGGACCTACTTCTTCATTATGGCTCTTGGTAATAATGATGCAGACGATGATGACGACTTTGGCGGGGGTATGATGATTCCTGCCTATAATCCCACTAATTAAATGATAGAAGTAAAAATGCGTAAAGAACAGTATCAAGTCCCCCAAGTAGAGTTTGTATTCCGTGAGAATGGAGAGTTTGTTACTAAACCT